CGCACATAGTTCGGCGCATAATGGTTCTAGTTGGCAATCTCAGGCGAATTATAATCCTAATGATGATGGCACTACAGATGCTCACGAAATATATTCAGATATGATAGATAGATATGGTAATTTTAAATGGAGATATTTTGGATTACAAAGGGGTATGGCTTTATCTTATATTAATAGAAGAAGAAAAGATGGAAACATTAAAGATGCTTACAACTCAGAAAAAGGTAGAGTAAATGGTTACGCTACAGCATATAGATTAACAGATGCTAAATTTGCGTCAAATAAAATAATGAAATACCCTTATGGTTATCACAATAATGATTTCTCTTGGGCAATTAGTAGATACGATGAAGTTGATAATGCTTATGGTGATTTATGGGATTCTACAAATTTAATAAAAACACATCCTTATTTCTTAGAATATTTATCTCCCGAATCAAGAGATTTTAGACCGATACTAGGAAGTAATTTTGCTGATTTTAATAAAACAGGAACAACTGTATCTTCTCCAGAACACTCTGATTATGTAATGTTTCAACACCCTAGATATATGCCAAGAATGCATGATAATTTTAGAGGCGGAGATTGGCAAGAAGATATGGAAGCGCCTGTAAATACTATAGATACGGCTATAACTTATAAAAAGTTTAAAGCGTTAGGTTCTTCATCTGATGTTTATGATTATGACATAGAATATACTGCTGGTGATAATCCATGTTTTATAGATACTAATGCTAATGATGACCAACTTCTTCCTACTAGTATTTTAGGACAATGGGTTAAATTGAGTGGATGGCCTGATAGGAATAATAATAGAGCATTTAAATTAGAAAGTAGTTTTACTGGTTCTAGTTCTAATGACACAATAAAAATGGATGTAACTAAACCTCCTTTTACTCAGATAGGAGTAGGAATTACTGGTAATGTAGAAGTTAGAGGCTCTGATGCAAACAGTACAGGTTTCGAAGAAATTACAGTTTTATACCCTCCGTGGATTGGGCCAAAGTTTGACGGTATTACTAGAGCAAAAGACCATTGGGAACTACCTGACCCCAAAACGATGAGATGGTTTATTTTTTCACCATCAGATATGTACCCTGATTCTATGGCTAGAAAACACCATATAGGTTATTCTGGAACAGTAGATAGTACAGCAGTTAGTAGAAGTTTTACTGATTATAGTATATTTGTTAAAGGTGCAAGTGCTTCAGATTCTAGTAATGTAAATCATGAATTTTACGAAGGGACTTTATTAGAAGAAAAGCAAGTAGATGACCAATATCAAAATATACCTATTAGTGAAGCATCTATTACTCCTTCTGAAATGAAAAGATTTGGTTTAATGCGTTTAATAGATTGTACTTATGATTGGCATTTTAACTTACTAGACCCTGAAAGATTACCAAGTGATATGGCTAAACTCAATACTCCTAATTTTGAATATACTAGATTTCAACCTTTGAAAAGAATAGGTTTAATTATAACTGGATATAGCGGAACCGATAATAAGACTGTAACATTTGATGGTTCTTCACCTGACCCTGCTAGTTCTTTAGTAAATGGCGACCAAATATTTACAGATAAAGGAAAATATATTGGAAAGGTCGCAGATGCTAATCCAACGGACGGAACAAATACTACCATTACTTTAGTAGGCGCTCCTAGAAAACCTATTTTAAAATCAGATGGTACTTATGCATATTATTACGGTACTCTTAATGTATGTGGTGATGGAACAAATACGATAACAGCACAAGATTATTGGGATTCGTTTTTCCAATTTACCACTAAAGGTAGGGGCGCTAAAAATACATTTACTCAAGTAGGTGATGATGCTTTAAATATGCTTCAAGGAATGGTTAATGGAGTTTATGGTCTTTATCATTTAGGTACTTCTATGTTATGGTTTCAATTGGCCTATGGTTCTATAAATGGTTCTTCTTATGCGGACGGAACAGGAACAGACTCTACAGGTGGAAGTAGCGCAAATGAACTTGAGTTTGTCAGTGGTTCGGATATTAATGCTATAACAGCATCTAAGTTTATGACTCATTTTAATGAGAGTTTTCGCAAAATAAGTCATCATCAAGGTTCGCCTTGTAGTCCTCTTTATACCTTACCACCAGCATTTAGAACATTTTATTCTGACCACGTTACTGATGCGGTTGCTAACGGACAAAATACCATTAATGTTTTACAGGCTAAAGAAAAATTAGTTATTAAAGCAGATAATGACGCTAATGCTTCTACTAATATGCCTGATAATGATATACATACTGAATATAATCACGCATCTAATATCTTGTATGCCATACAAAAAGGAGCAAATCCTTATTCTAATTGTGAAGTGGTTTCTTTGGGAAGATATAATATTGAACAATCTATTAGTAAAATACCGACTGGTGGTAAAATTAGACTCAAAGATGGTCATCAAGTAGGTGACCAATCGGGTTCGGGTAATACTGCTACAACCGAAGGTTTTGCTTGGTCTAAACCCAAGAGAAGTTCTGCGGCTACAAATGCTGATTTAGCAGAAATAAAATATGGTGATGGTATTGGTTCCATTACAGATGCAGATTTAACTGATACTGGTAGCGGTGAATATTCTATAATAGTTACAAAGGGACAAGATGAGTTTGGTGGATATTCTCAATGGAATGTAGATGTATCGGCGGAAACTGCAATTAAAAATTATCATGACCCCGATAATAGTTTATATGTGGCAGATGGTGTTTATGGCGCATTTATACCACAATTAAAGTTAAGAGATATTGATGGTTCAACATTATCGGCAGGGACAGTAACAGAGAGTCAAGAAGGAACGATAACATTTGATTCCATAAATGGTTCTAATAATAAAATGGGAGTATTAAGAATAGTAACTGCTATTGATTCGGCTACATATGATAACCCATTTTTAGACTATGTAGATTTAACTGGTATGTATTTAGTTGGTAATTTGGGTTATGAAGTTGGGGCGGAAACAGAATTGTATAATTATTATCCCTTTAATGGGGCTGATTCTCATGCGAGTATGGATAATCTTTCTGCTAGAACTTCTGACGTTAATAATTCGTCACCTAGATTAACCTCTATGAATGATACAGTAGTACCATCTCAACATATAATATATGTTAAAGAACATAGAAGAAATTCAACAGGTAAAACTGTTGCTCATGAACTATTGATAGATAACGTTCCACATGATAAAAGTGGTAACGTTCAATTCTTTGCTAACTATAGAGTTATGCGTCCCGCTGAAACTTGTTTATGGCCTCAGACTCCTAGCGATTTAAATTTATACACTTTATCTTCGAGAACAACTAAGATGCCACAAGAAAATAGAATGTATGGGCATGTTCCTAATTTATCAAGAGTTAACAGTGAAGGTGAGTTTTTAGGTTCTGACCCAACAAAAGAAGACCAAGTTGATGCTATTGATATAACTGCTTCATTAGGATTAGAGAATGAGGCAGTATTATCAATGTATGTTGTTGTAGATATGGATTCAAAACATGCACAACAAAAAACACTAACTGGGGCTATTAGTTCCATGACAACTGGACTTAGCACTTTGACAGGTAATGGTAGCACTTTATTTAATACTGAATTACAGGTAGGCGATGTAATTAAGGTAAGTAATCAAAGATGTTATGTTACATCTATTAGTGCTAATAACACATTAACTATTGCAGGTGAATTTGCCAATACCGCTTCTTCGGGTAATATAGTTTTACTAAATAATAGTTTTACAGTTTTAAGAGATTACATACATATGTTTAACCCTACTGGTAATAGAAATACATTTAAACATGGAGAGTCTTATTCTATGTTATTAAACGATGGAGTTTCTAAACAAAAAACAGCCATCAGTGTAGAGGCAGATTACTATGATAGAACTGCTTTATGTCGCCTAACTTTAAATGATTCTATTAATCAGCCTATGTATGGTATAGTATCTTTTGGTGAAATATTTACTTTAAAAAGTAATGTACCATCTAAAATAGATAACCCAGTTAGTGCTAGAATAGGTTCAACTGTAGTTATAGGCCAAGAAGTTGAGGATGTTATTAATAATTTGTTAAGTTCAGAAGATATACAATATGATATACAA